CGGTGTATCATATCAGAAATACATTTAAAAAGTTAGAGTTGCAGGGTATCAAATGTACTATCGAAAAACCAACGTATAAGGGTGAGAGGGTGACAATGTGGTCGTTGATACCGCAGGTAATGTTACCGCCAACACGATTAATGCGGTACTGTTGCTCTGTCCTAAAGGAAAAAGGGGGGGGAGAAACAGGGCTATTGCGACAGGTGTTCGCAGAGCCGAAAGCCGTTCGCGCTCTAAGCGTGGAATATACGAAGATTTCAACAGCAATAAGAACAAAAGAATCGTTTTGAATAATGACAATGACGACAAAAGGCGTTGGCTTGAAAGATGTCAAAAGCAGGCGAAAACAGTAATTAACCCCATTGTCGATTGGAATGATGAAAACATAAAGGACTATATCCAAAGTGAAAAGATAGACCTAAACCCATTATACTGCGAGGGTTTCAAGAGAGTTGGTTGTGTGGGGTTGTCCTATGGCGGGAAAACATAGATATGTTGAATTTCGCAGGTATCCAACATACGAAAAAGCATATATACACGCATTTGACCGAATGCTTGAAACAAGAAAAGCAAACGGCAAAGAGGGGACATGGCAAACAGGATATGATGTGTTTAGGTGGTGGTTGGATGAGGACTTCAACCAATACGAAATCGGAGAGGAATTTTATCAAAATGAGGAGTGATAACAAATGTCAAAAAAGAAAATTAAAATCGGTGCTATAAGATATTATAAATGTACAGAAGTGTGACAACCATACTTGTTATTGGTTAACTACAAACGGATTAAAATGGTTAGGACGACAACTTAATATAGTTATAAAAGAAGATGGAAAGGAGAATTAAAATGATTTGTAACTGCAAAAAATGCGTATTCCATAAAGGAGAAACAGAGTGCCTATTACCGAAAAGCGAAAATTTTCAAGTTACGATGAATGACAGAGTAATATCGTGTCTTAATAATATTAAAGACGAAAACGACTTGTCGGCAGAAGGTAAAAAAAAATTGAAAAGTGTCCGGAATATGTACCGGATAAAGCAAGCATAGGGGAAATTGATTGTAAGTATTGAGGAGGTACAAGAATGAACCGAAAAGAAACAACCGAATTTTTGAGCAAGTTACTCGTCCAAAGAAAATTAGCGGGCAAATACTACGCCTCCGAAGTTACACTTGACTTCGGATGCGGCAAAGGTAAAGAAAAGCGTGTTGATTTCGTGCAATTTATACCAAGAAATCAAACCACAAGCGGAATTGAAAAAGGCGAATTTGTTTTCTATGAGGTGAAAAGCTGTAAGGCTGATTACCACAGTGGCAACGGATTGACATTTGAGGGCGAAAGGAATTACATTGTTACGACAATGGAAACCTACAAACAAATAATCAAAGACAAACCGTGGGAAGTGGGTGTATATGTGGCGTGTCCCGAGGACAGAAATATTGTTGACGAGTTTGAAAATCCAACGCCATTAGATGATATAACGGTGTGGTGGACGTTAAAAATCGCAATGGAGGCACACCCAAAGGACCGTCAAAGGTCAATGTCGCAGTTATTATTTTATATGCTAAGGTCGGGAAAGTGAGGTACAGGAATGACAGTATCAGAATTATTAAAATGTTTAAAGGCATTAGAAGAAGACGGCAAGGGCTATTATAAGGTGTTATTTAAAGGATGTGATTGGTTTGCGGAAATACATATCACTCATCTTGACATACCTGCAGAGGAACTTATATTGAAACTGTAGAAAGAGAGGAAAAATAAATTAAATGGTTGAGTGGGAAAAAGTTAAAAAGTTAATGGATTGTTTCCCGGGAAGTATTATAAATCACAATGGCGAATTTATCGCAATGGTAAAAGAAAACGAGTATTTTATACTTGAAAGTTGCAAAGATGAGCGTGAAATAAAATGCAAAGTTTTAGCATGGTTTTCAAGAGGTGCTCATAAAACACAACATTACAAGTCGAAAAAGAAAAATAATGAATACCATCAATTTATGCTTGACGGTATAAATAAATATCTCGGAACAAACTTTGACTTTGAAGATATGGACATTATTTATACTAAACTCGGTAATGATGTCAATAGACCTCTTTGTGAAAAATTTGTTGACAGTGGATATGATATGAATATTTTAATTTCTAAGATTAATAAGAACTAAAATATATTTTATATTTATTAATGCAGGAGGAACAGTAATGAAAGTAGAGTTGAAAATGAACGATAAAAGCGTTCAAGCTGAAATATCGGAAGGACAGCTGAAAGAGTTGGGACTGGTTGAGCAGTTAAAAAAGTTGGGATTGCTTGAGGAACGAAGCCGAACAGGCTATGAGAGGGTTAAAAAAGATGAAATGTATTATGTAATTAATACAAAAGACGATAGTATGATAAATGTTAAAGAGTTTAAAGACGAAACGGATGAGCAATATTATAACATAGGCAATTATTACAATGATAAGATAATTGTCGAGAACAACGCTCGTGCAGATAGGTTATTGCGTTGTTTAAGACAGTGGCAGGCGGCAAATGACAAGGCTATTTCTATATCTGATTGGAAAAATGACAATATTTTTAAATATCATATAGAGTACGATTGTTTTAATGATTTTCCTTTCGTGGTTTATACTACTCGTTTTCGATCCCCAAATACTATATACTTTACATCGGGGGAAAAAGCCGAAGAAGCTATCGAAGTATTCAAAGACGAGTTAAAGTGGTACTACACCAAGTATCAGCAGCGATTAGACGAAGAATAAACAGAACGGGGAGTGAAAGCATGACGATAAAAGAATGGTTACAGAGAGGAATTGAGATTGAAGAAGAAATTGCTGATTTGCAGGCGGTTAATCCGGTTGTATTTTTGGACGAAATAAATGTAGCGGTTTATGAACAAAACATCAAAAACAGAATTGGCGAATTGTACAAAATAAAAAATGAAATTCTTCAAACCGTGAATCAGGTCGAAAGTGCTACACTCCGAAGACTGTTAATTAAGAGGTATATTCAAAATTTAACGTGGGAAAAGATTGCAGAACAGCTAAACTATTCATACAAACACGTTGTACATATTCTTCACCCCAAGGCACTGTCTGCAATCAAAAGAGTTTTAGAAAAAGATTAAGCCGGATTTTATCCCGGCTTTTTTTTGTGTGCGGAATTTTATAAAAATCCATAAAACCGTCATTATGTAATAGAATGTAACATTGATCCTGTGGTAGTATATGAATCGAAGGGTGAACCGTAGTGATACGGTGGGAAAAAATATCTCATAAGAATCAGAGGGGAAAAGAGATATTGAGATAGGTGTAGACACGCTTGGAACATTTTAATGTATCATGATTTTTGCTATTGAGTTGATTAAAGAGTTGCATGAGGAAGTTGTGTTTGGAACATTTCAGCGTACCATGTTTATACCGACCATAACGGAATGTATATGCTGATACATATACATTCTGTTTTTTATTTTTTGGAGGAACGATAATGCTAAGAAAATTGAAATCATACATAAAAAAAAGAACGTTCAAGCACAAAAGAAGAATGTTCTGTAAAAAATGGCATCGACAAAATAAGAATTGGTGTGAATGCAGACAAAAACGCAGAATGTTTGAACGTGATTTAGAGAAGTGGTTAAGGGAATACGAAGGGTGATTGTATGAATACGGTTGAACCGATACGAGATAAGCGTGACGTATATGCAATCAAGAAGTACCTGAAGAAAAAAGACATCAAGTATTACATTATGTTTATCACAGGGATTTCGTTGGGATTGCGTATTAATGAAATATTGAAAATGACAGTCGGTGATGTCAAGGGGCGGAACACTGCAACGTTCCGCCAAAGTAAAACAGGAAAAGAAATTACTGTTGCATACAATGATGAATTGCTGAAAGAATACAAAATCTATTGTGAACACCGGACACCGGACGAAGCATTGATACCAAATAATCACAACGAATACAAGGCAATCAGCAGGAGCATGGCATACAAAGTTTTACGTGAGGCGGCGGACCATGTGGGTATCAAGTACAAAGTAGGGACGCATTCTCTGCGAAAGACGTGTGGGTATCATTACTACAGGCAAACCCACGATATAGTGACACTGCAAGTATGGTTCAATCATCGCAGTGCAAGTGATACATTACGATACATTGGTGTCACCAAAGACACTGTATTATCAGCTATGAAACATTTCAAAATCTAATCCTATTAAACATAATTGTCTAACGTGTAATAATGCGGCGGTTTTTTGTGTGCATTTATTAGTAGAAACTGCATTCAACATATTACACACAATACAGGGTTATGTGTAATAGAACGAAAGGACGAACGACAATGGCACAAACTGCATTACATGTATGTAATAAATGTGGTTGTCATCGGCTGACACACAATACATATTGCGAATTGCATCAGCATTTGAAACGACAGTATGACGACCACAGAGAGTCAGCGAGCAAGCGAGGATATAACGGACGTTGGAGGAAGGCAAGTAAGACATATCTATTGTCACATCCGTTTTGCATTCGCTGTCTTCAGCAAGGAAAGTACGAGAAAGCTACGGTTGTAGACCACATCACACCACATAAAGGAAACCAACTACTATTCTGGGACAGGAACAACTGGCAACCACTGTGTAAGCAATGCCATGACCGTAAGACCGCGACAGAAGACGGCGGTTTTGGCAGAAAATATTAAAAATTTTTTTCTTTCGTGAAGATTTTTTTTTACGGGAGGGGGTATCAAAATTGTTTTTGCGATTGTGCGGTAGACCGTCGCCCAAGTCTTTTTTACGCACACGCAAGTTTTCGAGAGGGGGTTAAACCAAAAATGGGAGCAAGAGGACCAACGAAAAAACCGGCAGAGCTGGAGGAACTACACGGCAATCCCGGACATAGAAAAACTGCAAACAGATTGCAATTTTCAAAACCGGAAAAAGTTCCGTCACCGCCGGTGTTCCTAAATAAAATTGCAAAAAAAGAGTGGAAACGATTAGCACCGATTGTATTCAATGCCGGAATGCTGACGGATGCAGATGTAGGAACATTTGCCGCATACTGCGATTCATATGCACAGTGGGTATTAGCTGAAAAGGCGATACAGGCAAAACAACCGGACAAAAATTCTCCTGCACCGCTGACGTTTATCACCGCCAAAGGGTATGAACAACAAATACCTGAAATCAGCATTTCAAACACTGCAAAAAAACAAATGCTGACGTTCGCCAAAGAGTTCGGATTGACACCGTCATCAAGAGCCGGAATGACAAACCCGGTAGAAACCGAGGACAAAAAAGCAAGTATTATGGAATTCATCAGCAAGAAGAACAGGAGTGCGTAAACTATGGATTCGGTAACATCATATGCGAAAAAAGTCGTAGCTGGCAAGATTATTGCAGGTGATTCGGTAAAAAAAGCGTGCAAGCGACATCTGAAAGATTTAAAAAAATCTAAAAGAAAAGATTATCCGTACTACTTTGATGCAGAGCAAGCAGAATATTGTTTTGCATTCGCTGAAAATTACTGCCGACACAGCAAAGGAAAGTGGGCAGGCAAGCCACTGATATTAGAAGATTGGCAGAGATTTGTTGTAGGTTCTATATTCGGGTGGAAGCGTAAAGATGATGATACACGCCGATTCAGATATTTTTACATTCAGGTGGCACGAAAAAACGGAAAATCTACGTTGATGGCGTTCATCGGACTATATGTTATTGTTTGTGACGGTGAAAACGGTGCTGAAATTTATTCGGCAGCAACCAAAAAGGACCAAGCACGAATTATATTTGACGAGGCAAAGAATATGATTGGGAAGTCACCGGAGCTACGAACTATATTGACAACGTACCGGAACAACATCACTTTTGATGCACAATTATCAAAATTTGAACCGCTATCGTCAGACAGTGAAACTTTGGACGGTTTAAATGTGCATTTGGGATTGATTGATGAGTTGCACGCACACAAAACAGGTGATGTGTACAATATTTTGGACAGTGCAACAGGTGCAAGAACACAGCCATTAATCGGAACAGGAACGACCGCAGGCAGAAATCCAAACTGTTTTTGCAAAGAATTATATGACTATTACAAAAATATTCTGAATGAAACAGTTGAAAATGAGAATATTTTCATTTACATAGCAGAATTAGACGAAAATGACGATTGGACAGATCCACAAAACTGGATAAAAGCCAATCCGAATATAAATGTCAGTGTCAACCTAAAAGATATGGAAAGTGTTTATACTGCATCTAAGAATATTCCGTCAAAATTGAATGAGTTCAAGTGTAAAAAACTGAATATGTGGGTTACTGATACCGCTTCATGGGCAAATATGGAGCAGTACAATAAACCACCGACTTTGAAAATCAACAAAGAAGATTTAATCGGTAAAAAGTGCTATGCCGCAGGCGATTTGGCGGTCCGTAACGACTTGGCAAGTGTCGTTTTTGAATTTCCTTTGAGTGACAGGTATTTTGCAGTTTTGCACCACAGTTTTATACCGGAAGACAAGATTTTCGATAATTCACAGAAACATCACATTGATTATCAACGGTATATTGATATGGGATATATAACGGCAACACCCGGTAATGCTGTTGATTTTGACTATATCGAAGATTATATCCTGCGAATGCGTGATAAGTATGACATTTTGGAAGTCTGCTTGGACCCGTGGAACGCAACGCAGTTGGAATCGCACCTAATTGACGAGGGTATGAAAGTTGTTGAGGTCCGACAAGGATTTAAAACATTATCAGAGCCGACCAAAGAATTAGGTATAACAATCGAAGAACGTAAATTAATACATTTCGACGATCCGATATTGAAGTGGGCGGTTGGAAATACAGTAGTTACGTTTGATGAAAACGGTAATGTTAGACCGAATAAGGCGAAGAGTATCAATAAAATTGATCCTGCAATGGCACTGATAATAGCACACACCAGAGCATATACACATGAATTGAATTATGTTGATGTCAACGCAATAGCAGCGGCACAACTGGCAGAATATGAAGAAATGTTGAGAGGTCAGATATAATGAAATTTTTTAACAGAATAAAATCGGCATTTTATGCACTGACGCATGATACAACGACAATATCATTGTTAGATGAACGATTTTGGACGCAGTACGGCAGTATACGGAACAGTAAACTGTCGGAAGTGACATATTTCACCTGTCTAAAAACGTTGTCTGAGGCGGTTGCAAAGTTGCCGTTAAAGATGTATCAGGAAACACCGAAAGGTGTAAGCAAGGCAAAAAATTCAGCATTATACAATGTGCTGAAAGTACGACCGAATAAGAATATGACTGCAACGACATTTTGGGCAACAGTTGTAACGGTGATGTATCATTACGGAAATTGTTATGTATATATCGCACGGAACAAAGAGCCTGAGTTGTTAATATTGGATAACCGATATATGACTGTCTATGATGACAATGCGAAGTTAATAGATGATAACGGCGGAGTTTGGTATATATATTCAGAACCGGTAACCGGAAAGGTATATAAATTCAGCACTGATGAAATATTGCATTTTAAAACATATATGACGTTTGACGGCATTATGGGATTGGCGGTTAAGGACGTGCTGGCACTGACGATTGACGGAGCAATGGACAGTCAAAAATTTATCAAGAATTTATATGAAACAGGTTTGACAGGTAAAGTCGCTGTTGAATATACAGCAGATTTGAATGAGGATTTGCGAAAGAATTTAATCAGCACTATTGAAACGGCAACATCGGCAAACAGTGCATTTACATATATTCCGATTCCTGCCGGAATGAAGTTAAACCCGTTAAATTTGAAATTGACAGACGCACAGTTCTTGGAATTGAAAAAATATACGGCATTACAGATTGCCGGAGCATTCGGTATAAAACCAAATCAATTAAATGACTATGAGAAATCAAGCTACGCAAACAGTGAAGCACAGCAACAAGCATTTTTGACCGACACAATGTTGGTTATTCTAAAGGGTTTGGAAGAAGAATTGGCAAGTAAATTGCTAACATCAGAAGAACTTCAACAAGGATATTTTTTCAAATTCAATGTTGATGTCGTGCTACGAGCGACATTTTCACAAAGAATGGAAGGTTATGCGAAAGCCAGACAAAACGGCTGGTTATCCGCTAATGATATACGCAGTAAGGAAGATATGCCACATATTTCCGAAGACGAAGGCGGTAATGCATACCTAATTAACGGCAATATGATACCGTTAAAAGTTGCTATGGAAGGAGGAAATCAGAAAAATGTCAAGACACAGAAATAAGAAACAGAATAGTTTTAACTGTTATATCCGAAATCAGACCGATGATTCAGCCGATATTTATTTTTACGGCGATATAGTCGGAAATGATGGGGATAAATGGTGGGGAAATGATGATAAATGCCCATCTGACGTAGCCACACTGTTGAAAGAATGTGAAAATGTCAGTCAGCTGAATATCTATGTAAATAGTAATGGCGGTGATGTATTTGCCGGTAATGCTATTTATAATATGCTGAAACGACATAAAGCACACAAAACAGTGTATGTTGACGGCTTGGCGGCATCTATTGCGTCTGTCATTGTTATGGCAGGTGATGAAATCATTATGCCGGCAAATTCCTATTTGATGATCCACAAAGCGTGGACGTATGCAATGGGAAATGCCAACGATTTGCGTGAAACAGCGGACAGATTGGAAAACATCGAACAAACGATTGTTGATACATACATGGAAAATGTCGCTGAAAATATCACCGAAGATGACATCAAACAGAAAATGTCTGATGAAACGTGGTTGTCGGCAAAGGATGCGGCGGAATTATTCCCACGAATACAGGAAGATGAAAACATAGATGTGGCAGCGTGTATTTCGTCTATAACCTACAACAATATTCCTAAAAATGTCGTTGTCAAAAATGATGACGAAGATGATGAGGAAGAAGATCCGGACGAGGAAGAACAGAAAGAACAGAAAGAAAAAAACAGCAACGAATTGGATATGTTAGACAATTTCGTATTTATGGAAGGAGCAATAGAAAATGAACAAGAAGATGCGTGAATTACTAGCAAAAATTAAAGAGAAAAATTCACAAGCAAGAAATTTTCAAAATGAAGGTAAGTTTGCTGAGGCAAAGCAACTAATTGACGAAATCAAGGATTTGCAAACATCATACGAAAATGAAAAAGCATTATTTGAAATGGAAAGGGACAACGTACCAGAAGAACCAAAGAACAAAACAACAGCAAACGGTTTTTCTGTTATGGCAAAGATTGCACTAAGAAAAAAATTGACCGAAGCGGAAAATGCATTGGTTACAGGCACAAACGGTACAGACGGTGAGAATTTCCTAATTCCTGAAGATGTTGATACAACAATCAGAGAATTAAGAAAGACATATATGTCAGCAAAAGATTTGGTAACAGTAGTACCGACATCATCATTAACCGGTAGTTTCGTATTTGAAAAGGGTGTTCCGACAGGTTTGGCAGATTTTGAAGATGGCGATACAATCACAGAAGGCACTAAACCATCATTTGAACAGAAAAAATTCCAAGTTACACACAAAGGTAAGGTTTTCCCTATTTCAAATATACTATTGGAATCGGAAAAGGCTGGTTTGACATCATACCTAAATAACTGGTTTGTTAAAAATTCAATCATCAGTGAAAATACAGACATTTTCACAGCATTGCAAAACGGTAAAACGGCAAAGGCAATAAAGGGATTAGATGAATTGAAATCATCAATCAACAAAGATTTGGACCCATCCGCCCGAATCGGTGCAGTTATTGTCACAAACCAAACAGGATTTGACATTATGGACAGTGAAAAGGACGCAGTCGGCAGACCAATTTTAAAGGAAGACTATGTAACACCGACACAAAAGTTGTTCCAAGGACTACCTGTAATTGTGTTCCCAGATGCACAACTGCCAAACACCAAAGCAGGACAAGCACCGATTTTCTACGGAAATCTTAAAGCCGGTTGTTATTTCATTGATAGGAAAGGTTATCAGTTTGCAGTATCAACTGAATATCAATTCGGTGCAAATATGACAACTATGCGTGTGATCGAAAGCTATGACGTCATTCAGGCAGATAGTTCTACATACATCTACGGAACAATAACGGCAGCGGAAGGCAAGGCTGTAACGACAAAAGCAGCTGCGTAATGAATGGGAGGGGTGAAGAATGTCCCTAACATTGGAAGAAGTAAAGAATTTTCTGCGATTAGATACATCCGATGATGATACATTGTTGGAAATATACATATCAACGGCGGAAGAATACGTCAAATCAGCATGTGGTAGGCAGGTAGATTTGGACAATCCAAAAGCACATACCGTAATGCTGATGTTGGTGGGCGACTATTACGAAAACCGTAGTCCATACGGACAGACAAAGTATAGTCAGAATGTTTCAACTATGCTAATGCAGTTACAGTTGGAAACGCCACAAGATACTGGTGATGAGGTGAAAGAATAATGGATTTTGCAAAGCTAAGGCACAAAGTTGTATTTTTAAAGCCGTCAACATCAGAAATAAACGAACAGTCAGAGCAAGTTATCGGGTGGTTTCCGTTCCACCCGGTGACAAAGACTGCAAGTGATGATGTATATTCTACGCAAGACGGCGAAATCTGTTTTAAAAGCGGAGTTTTAAGCGGTTTAAATAATGTGTTTGCCAATTACGGTGTTCGTGCATATGTTTCGCCTGCAACAGGTAGGGAATATGATGAATCGCAGAAAATTAGAGCAGAAACAACATACAACGTGGTAACACGTTATTTTAACGGCATTGAAAGTAATATGAAAATTCTGTACGGTGCAAAGGTATTTGACATAGTATCCGTATTGGATATAAATGAGAGTCACAGGGAATTAAAAATCGTATGTTCAGAGGTGGACAGATATGGCAAGGCAGAATAAAGATGTATTCGGTTTTGATGAATTGGAAAAATCGTTCAAACGTTTTGAAAAAAACTATCCGGACAAGGCAGATGCACTTTTAATGGCACAGGGACAAGCAGTCAATAGAAAGACAAAATCCCTTACACCGGTAAAGACAAAAAAACTCCGCAATTCGTGGAGATTAAAAAAAGTTAAACTGTACAAGGGTGGAACAGTCAGAGTTGTCAGAATTCAAACGGGAGCACCTCACGGGCATCTTGTTGAATATGGACATGAAATATATCGTGGTGGCAAAACACGAGTAAGAGGCAAAAAACTAAACCGAGTACAAATGGATGCAAGAGGAATAAAGCATTTAGGTCGGGTAGAGGGAAAACTGGTGTTATATACAGCTATGACTGAAGCTCAATCACGCTTTGACCGAGATGCAAATAAAATGTTAGATAAATTAGTGGAGGAATTTAACAATGATTAAATCACAGGATATACGCAGATTTATAGCGGACAAACTACGAAATGCAGAATTCAATGTAATATCATCAGAAATTCAAGAAGGCTATCCTAAGCCGGCAGTGTTCATCTATGTATATCCATCATCAATTACAAAATCCGGAGGATTTTTAGAGGATGACGTTTACAGTGTAACCATCAAGTATATTCCAAAAACTGAAACTGCACAAGAATGTGCCGAGGCGGCGGAAAAAATTCGCGAAACATTGATGTACAGTACGATTGATGTACAGGACAGGCATTTAACTATGGAAACAATGGATATGGCAATCGAAGAAGAACGTTTAACTGTGATGTATGACGTTCCTATAACACAGTCCATTGATGAATGTGACGATTATGACAATGCAGAAACCATAGAAATGAGAGGTATATAACATGGGATTATCAACAATAAATGTAGAATTTAAGGCGGCGGCACAAACCGCTGTAAAACGCAGTGCAAACGGTACAGTCGCACTGATTTTGAAGGATGAAACCAAGGAAGATACCACATACGTTTACAGCAATGAGACGGAAGTGGTTAAGAGCCATTGGACATCAGACAATCTAAATTACATAAATATGGCGTTTAAAGGTTCACCAAAAAAGGTGATTATCGAAAGAATTGCCGCAGAAGGAAGTCTTGATGATGCCTTGAAGCGTTTGGCAAATAAGAAGTGGAATTATCTTGCCATTCCGTCATTACAGGACAGTGAAGTTAAGACTGTGGCAGATTGGATTATTGCACAGAGAACGGCAAAGAAACCGTTTAAGGCAGTATTACCGCATTCTGTATCAAATAACATCGGTATTATAAATTTTGATACCGATGATATAAAAATCGGCAGTAAGACCTATACGACCGCTGAATTTTGCGTATATATTGCCAGTATTATTGCCGGAACTGCACTGAATGAGAGTGTAACAGGCAAAGTCATTTCAGAAATCAACAGTATTACAGAGAGTTTAACCCCCGATGCAGATGTTGATGCCGGAAAGTTAATTTTAATCAACGATGGTGAGCAGGTCGAAATTGCACGAGGTGTGAATTCATTGACAACGGTCGGAACAAACCAGACAGAGGATATGAAGTCAATCAAGATAGTTGAAGGAATGGATCTGATTGCGGAAGACATTAGAACAACATTCAAAGAAAACTATATCGGCAGAAGTAACAGTATTGAAAACAAAGAACTGTTTATCGCCGCAGTGAATCAATATTTTGAAACACTGACAAAGGAAGGCGTGCTATATGACGGTTATGAACATTATGCAGAAATCGACATAGACGCACAAAGAGAGTATTTGGCAAGCAAAAGTGTTGACGTTGCAAATATGAGTGATGTTGCAATCAAACAAGCCAATACAGGCACATTTATGTTTATGGCGGCACATATTCAAATGCAAAACGCGGCGGAAGATTTGAAATTCGTTGTAAACATGTAATCGAGGAGGTAGACATATATGAGTAGAAAAATTTCAGCACCTAACATTATTTCCGGTACACACGGCAAGGTATGGTGGGACAATTCGGCTGTCTATGAAATTTCAAGTTTTGAGGCAACACTAGATCCAGATAGAGAAGACGTCACATTCTCCGGCGATATGATTAAAGACAGCAAGCTGATGAGTGTATCAGGTACATACACAATGAAAGTACGAAAAGTATTTTCAAGAGGTAAAAAGTTTGCCGAGGCATTTATGCAAGGAAAAGACCCACGTTTTACACTAATCAGCCAATTAAAAGACCCGGACGCATATGGGGGCGGATACGAAAAGGTACAACTAACTAACTGTTGGCTTGAAAGTGTTCCACTAACAGGTGGTGAAAACGGTAAGATAGTTGAGGAAGAATACAAGGGTGGTTTTACAGGATTGAAATTCCTTGAAAGCATTGAACCGATAGAACAGGATTAAACATTTTAGGAGGATATAAAAATGACAGGACAAGAAAAACATACAAGATTGACGTTGGACGAAATGATAAGACGTTCAGAGCAAGTAAAGGAAGCAAAGAGCAAAAATAAAACAAAGGAATTGTACGTTGAAAGCCTTGGCGGTACAATCACAATAACAAAACCAACAAGAAATCAAGTAAATGACGCAATGAATATGGATGCGTATTCAGGCGAATCGGATGCATATCTGGTGTATGAATGTGTGACAGAACCGCCACTGAAAAACAAACAACTGCAACAGGCATATGCCTGCCAAGATCCATTAGATATTCTTGACAAAATATTTGAACCGGGCGAGGTAGTGAATATCTCAAAAGCTGCATTAAGTTTTGCAGGTTATGTTGACGATAGCGTTAAGGCGGTTGAAGAACTAAAAAACTAATTGAACGCAACGGTGATTTTGAGTTAATACATTACTACGTCCAACGTGGTTTTGATTGGGACAGAATTGCCGGAGCTACGGGAAATGAAAAGGCATTTTTAAGAGCCAGTATGATAAAAGCATACGAAGAAGAAGCTGAAAAGATAAAAGCAATGACAGGAGGCGGTTGACGTGGCAAAAAGTAGAAACATAGGAGCGACACTGTCGTTGAAATCCGGAAACTTCTTCGCAAATATGAAGAAAGCCCAAAATGAAAGCAATAATCTGCGTAGTACATTGAACAACACAAGCAAAAAAATTTCTGAATTAGGAGATAAAGCAAAAGTTGTTGGCAGTGCCGTTGGTAAACTAGGCAAAGGGTTAGCTATTGCCGGAACGGCAGCCGCTACCGCAGTAGGAACAATGGTAGCAAAATCAGTCAGTTCATTTGCTGATTATGAACAGCTGACAGGTGGTGTCGATACATTGTTCAAAGACAGTTCGGCGGCAGTACAGAAATATGCTAATGATGCATACAAAACCGCAGGTTTGTCAGCTAATAACTATATGGAAACAGTTACAAATTTTTCGGCATCATTGATTTCAAGTTTAAAGGGCGATACGGCAAAGGCGGCGGATTATGCAAATTCAGCGTTGGTGGATATGGCTGATAATGCAAATAAGATGGGCACGAATATGACAGACATTCAAAATGCCTATCAGGGTTTTGCAAAGCAAAATTACACCATGCTTGATAATTTAAAACTCGGTTACGGTGGCACACAAGCTGAAATGAAACGACTGCTTAGCGATGCACAGAAACTTACCGGGCAGAAGTATGATATTTCATCATTTGCCGATATTACACAGGCTATTCATGCAATCCAAACGCAAATGGACATAACGGGAACAACGGCAAAAGAGGCAAGCACGACAATAAGCGGATCGTGGGGGTCACTTAAAGCGGCGTTTGAAAATACTCTTGTCGGTTTGACAACAGGCGGAGAAATGTTTGATCAGAGTTTGGATGCACTGGTTGATTCGGCTAAGACGTTCGGGCAGAATGTTATACCGGCAATAACGGGTGCGTTAAGTGGCGTAGGTTCGTTAATTGAGAGTTTGGCTCCTGTAATTGTAGCAGAACTTCCGTCAATGGTATCCGATATACTTCCACACCTTGTTTCAGCCACAAAGAGTTTGGTTACCGGTTTAATCAGCCAATTACCTGCATTGGGAAAGGCTGTTTTAGATGCAATACCATCAATTTTTGACGGTATGACAGATGTAATCGGTGAAAGTTCTGTAGGAAAGCTAAAAGGGTCGTTTGAGGGACTGAAAAATACCATAACTGATACATTTTCAAACATTGGACCAATGCTTAAAGATTTCTGTGAGGGAGGTATATCAACATTCTGTGACGCATTATCTACGGCTATGGATTTAGCCAGTGGAGCTATATCGGTAATTGAGGCATTATCTCCGGTAATAGGAGCAGTTGCAGGGGCGATAATCACATACAAAGGTGCAGTTTTGTTGTGGAATGCAGCTGAAACGGCTAAAAATGTTGTTATGGGTATTTCAACAGCCGCACAATGGGCGTTAAATGTAGCTATGACAGCAAATCCGATTGGTATTGTCATTGTGGCTATCGGTGCATTGGTAGGGGCGTTTATTGTATTGTGGAATAAGTCCGAAGGATTCCGAAATTTTTGGATCAACCTATGGGAAAAAGTTAAAGCGATTGTTACAAGTGCATGGGAAGGAATAAAAGCCGGATTTGAAAAGATAAAAAACGGAATATCAGCAGTCAAAGAAAAAGTGTCTACAATGTGGAACGGAGTCAAAGAAAAAACGTCAGAATTATGGGGCGGTGTAAAAAATGCTGTATCGGAAAAACTGAATAACATAAAAAGTGCATATGACGCACACGGCGGAGGACTGAAAGGTGCTACATTTGCGGCAATAGAGGGTGTCAAGGAATACTACAGGACAGGCTATGACGCAATTAATCAATTAACCGGCGGTAAGCTCGGCGAGGTTGTCAATGCAGTCGGTGCGAAGATGGAAGCCGTAAAAAGTAAATTTGGTGAAGCGTTTGGCAATGTGAAAAACACCGTGATGACTATTTTTGAAAACATAAAAAACGGCATTGTTGAAAAGATTACGGCGGCAGTTGACACAGTTAAAAATGTGTTCACTAAAATTTCTGATACTGTATCATCTGTATGGGACAAAATAAAAAGCCTGCTGAAAGCACCAAAGATTGTGCAGACAGGAACTGTTACGGTGATGGGGGTTGACACACCTATTCCAAAATTCGGATTGGATTGGAACGCCAAGGGCGGTATTATGACACGTCCAACTGCATTTGGATTTGCAAACGGCAAGATTCAGATGGGCGGTGAAGCCGGGGCTGAGGCGATACTTCCACTTTCGGCATTTTGGCGGAATTTGCAAGCATACACCGAAAACAGCCAAAAGAAAAGTCAGGGAAACAATGATATTAATATAAACGTCACCATTAATGCAGGAAATGCGAATGAAGAAGAAATGGCGGCACGATTTATAAATATAGTTGTACCTGAAATAAAACGACAGTATGCAATTTTATAAAAGGAGTGAGGGAAAATGTTAGATTTTTACCTAAGCGTAAATAACAGCGAGGAGGTAGTGCATATTCCTGTCACTCCTCCCTCTTTTTCTGTGACAAATTCACAGTCAACAGAAACATTTGAATCAGCCGGATATGGCTGGATTAAAATTATAGGAAATACCGAATTGCGAGGTGTTTCATGGGACGGAATATTTCCTGTCCATGACTATCCGTTCAGACGTGATGCGTCAATGGACGGTCAAGAATACTACGAAAAATTAAAATCGTGGCAAAAACGAAAATTGCCTGTTCGTTTAGTGATTACATCAACTGGTTTTGCAAACATCAGCATAAATATGGCTGTAGCCATAGAAAAATTAGATTTTGATGTTGGCACAACTGGCGATTTGGATTATTCGATTGAATTGGGCGAAGTAGAGCTGTTAAATGATACGGAGGATACAAATATGGCACAGTTAGATGATTTGGCGGCAAGAATGGACGCAGTCGAAAAACGGTTGGATTCATTGGAAAATGAAAAAATCTATAACTATATGGATGATAATATGCCTGATTGGGCGAAACCTACGATCCAAAAATTAATGGATAGGGGTTATTTGAACGGCACCGGTGATAATGAACTGGGATTGACTATGGACATTATCAGAATGTGCGTGATGATAGATAATGCAAACGGTTTTGAGGGTTATACCGTTGACAGTATTCCTGATTGGGCTGCACCAACGATTGAAAAAATCAAGAAAAAGGGTTATTTGTCCGGTATTGATGATGACGATTTGGGACTGACAAAGAATATGATTCGCATATTAGTTATTTTAGACAAAGCCGGAGCATTTGGTGATTAAATATGGCAAGTGGACAGGATTTAGTTAAAATTGCACAGGCTGAAAACGGCACAAAGGAAAACGGAACGAATAACGTCAAATATAATACATGGTTTTACGGACACGAAGTAGACGGAAGTAATTATCCTTGGTGTGCGGTATTTGTTTCGTGGTGTGCGGATAAAGCAGGTATTACAACAGACATAATGCCTAAAACGGCAAGTGCCGGTTATTTTGCACATTATGCGAATCAGGGACATGGTGAGGTTTTCACCAATAAAAATCCCGAAGCAGGTGATTTGTTTTTAATAAATTACAATGGTTCGGATTGGGCAAATCATGTAGGTATAGTTGCATCGTGTGACGGTTCCAATATCACAACGATTGAAGGCAATTCATCCGATATGGTTCGATCCAGAACGTTATCAATGTCCGGATTGACGTTTGTTCATTTTAATTTGGATAGCAGTAGCGGAATGACTGCCGCTTGGACGGCACGAGAAGTACCGAATATCGGCAGGGATTTAGCCACAAAAGCATATATGGCATATCAGTTATACACTGATAAATCATCAGGCGGATATAGCTATTTATGGGGCAGTAATTCGACAACTGCAAATGGTGGACTACGAAAATACAAAGAATTCTATTGTGTAGCAATGGGTTCATACTACGGTCCGGACGGAACATTTATCAAAGTGGAATTTGATGATGGGAAGACGATTTATTGCGTAAAGGCTGACGAAAAAAAAGACAGTGAAACAGACAGCAAACATATGTATCACGACTATCCGTTTGATCGTAATGTATTGGAATTCATTATTGACAGAACAGTTGTGCGAAATAATGATGAATTTACATCAGCATTAAATGCCGCCGATATAAACCGTTCAGCACGAATCAAGGCAATATGGACTTCGGACAGCGAACCAACCTACGGCGGTGCAGGAAGCACAACGGCAGAAAATGAAAAAGAATATCATTTTATTGATACAAACGAGAAAATTTCCATACATCCGACAATATTCAAACAAACACCAATGCAGTGTGACCGCCATAATGGTGGTTTAACGGTGTTATGCAACGATATTGATATATCATCATATGTGGGCGATATATCGTGGCAAAATACCAAGGATACGCTTGCAACGCTGTTTAATTTCAGCGTACCAAAGGCAGGTGATATGAAGTACATCAATATGTACAAACCGCAAGAGGGCGATATAATTCGTTATAGCGGCGGTACACAAGAAGATTTTAGGGGTGTAATTATCGAAGTTGATGACGGCGATAATTACGTTAATAAATATGTTGCCGGTGATGTGGGACAGTATCTGAACAAAACCAGTGATACATATCAATTCACTGCAATGCGTGCTGACGACTGCATTAAAAAAATATGCGGTGATTTGTGTATTCCTATTGTGATGATACCGGAATTACCGTTATTGATTACGCAAATTTATGTGGACAAGGCGGTATCAGATGTTATTGCTGACATACTGACACTATGTGGCGGTGTACATAATTTTGATTTTGTTCCTGACGGCATCAGAATTTATAATTGTGCGGATATGGTTGTAAATCCACAATTCAGAATATCGTCAAACACCGAATTGAAAGATTCGATAAAGTATATCGGAAACGTTGAGCATAAAACCAGCATCGAGGACAGAAAAACAAGCGTAAAGGTTATTTCAGATACAGATGTTTTAACAACGCTGAAAGATGAAAACAGCATTGCACAATTCGGTTTTTTGCAAGAAGTTATCAAAGTCGGTGAAAATGAAGACGCAAAGGAAGTGGCAAAAAACAAGTTGTCGGAGCTGAACAATACAAGCGAAACATATTCCGGTGAAATTATTGAAGAACTGAACAGCTATACCAGAGCCGGAAGTGTTATCGCTATCGGTGATGAAAAGTATTTGATAAATAGCAGTCAGCACAGTATAAAACAAGGTGTGCATTACAATAAATTAGATTTGGAGCGATTATGATATGAATAACGGATATACAGAATTAGCAAAAATGCTGAAGAATTTAAGCAAGGGTGAAACCTATGGTCCTGTATTCGGCAGAATAACGCAATTACCGGATTTAATCATAACACGCAGTAACAATATACAACTGACAAAAAATCACGTTGTAAGCATTGTAAATCTGTATGAACGTGATGCCGAAGGAAGATATATTCACAACGGCAAGAAAGTTGTCCTGTTACCGTATAACAACGATAACAGTTATATTGTGTTGGGGGTGATACAAGATGGCTGATTATGTTACGACAGAACCGGCATTTGATTTTGAACGTGGTGATTTTGTTATTATAAACGGTCGTCCGAAAATGGTTGTCGGTATGGATCGCCTACGAAGTTGGATAGGAAAAGTACTACGAACGCAAAAAGGACGATACAAGATATATAACGGAACATCATACGGAACGAGAATTAAAGACACATTTGTAGGTAAAACATTCACGCATGACTATATGTTATCAGAAATTCAGCGAGAAATTACTGATAATTTAGAGAAAAACAAGGATATTGTCAGTGTGGACGGTTTTTCGGCAACAGTAGACGGAACGCATTTAACAGTTGAATTTACTGTTACAACAGTGTACGGAACAACGGACTTAAAGGAGGCACTATAATGGCAGAAACAATAACATCTATAACGGAACGTCTTCTGGCAGAAGTGCCGGAACAATACGATACAACCGAAGGTACATACACATATGACATTGAAAAATCTGTTGCAGTCGAATTTGACAACGCATACGACCAATTAGAAACGGTACGAAAACAATCGCACGTTTCGACTGCAAGTGGCACATATTTAGAAAAATGCGTTGCACATTTTGGTTTGTATCGAAAATCGGCAACGTATGCAACAGGGAACATAACGGTCACAGGAACATCTGGTGCAGTGTTGCCTGTCGGTAGCAAAGTGGCAGCCGGAAATGTCATGTTTACGGTGAATGATACGGTGACAATAGGTGATGATGGAACTGCATCAGCACCGGTCATATGTGATACAGCCGGAACACAGGGGAATGTTTTAGCCGGCTATATTAATCGTTTTCCGGTTACAATCAGTGGATTGCTACGGGTTACGAACGAACACGCAACCACAGGTGGCAGCAATGACGAAACAGATACACAACTGCGTGAACGATATAATGAATATATATCCCGACCCGTCACAAGTGGTAACAAATATCAATATATATCGTGGGCAAAATCCGTTCCGGGAGTAGGTGACGCTAAGTGTATCCCGTTATGGAACGGACCGGGAACGGTCAAAGTTATCATTGTTGATACAGAAAATCAAATAGCTCCTGCGGAACTGGTGAAAAAAGTCAAAGAATACATTGACGATTTAAAACCGGTCGGAGCGGATTTGACAGTCGGTACAGCGGAAGAAATTGCAATCAATGTTTCGTGCAAAATCGAAATGACGGGAAATGTCACAGAGAATATCAAAAAAAATATATCTGAATATTTGACGGAAATTTCGTTTTCAAAGGGTTATGTATCCTATGCTAAAATAGGACAGGCTATTTTAAATACTGATGGTGTAATCGATTATACGAATTTGACAGTTAATCAATCTACAAATAATGTCCCGATAACTGAAACACAGATTGCAGTGTTGGGGGTGTTGAAAATTGACTAACATTGAAAATCTGTTGCCGAAATACTATAAAAATTCAAAATATATGCACGGATTATTACATCCATGTGATGTTGAATTTGATAGATTGTACGATAAATTGGATAGAACATTGAAAAATCTATTGGTTGATGACGCTGATGAAACAGGCATTCACGATTTTGAAACAGATTTTTTAATACCGTTGTCTGATGATACGTTGGAATTACGGCGTAGTAAAATCAAAACAAAATTTTTACATACGGCAACGACAACGTTTGAAAATCTGCAAAATATAGTTCGTGCATATGATAACGGTGCGAGTATCAGTGAAGATAATCCCAATTACAGAATAAAAATTCAAAGTTGCAAACCGTTATTACTGCAAGAAATTTTAAACAGTGTCAATGAAATCATTCCTGCACATATTGCTACCACTATTGAATTAGATGAGCAACAGTCGCAGGAACAAAAAACTGCTGTTGTCTGTATATGTGCAGTGTCAAAAACCTATGAAACTGTTGGATTTGATAATAATGTGGCTGATGATGGAATTATAAATTGTGCGAATTTTGAAAAATTCGCAGTGATTGACGGTTGTTCCGGTGAACAAATCCAAATGGCAAAATACCGTACATTTAAAGAAATGCAACAAATTGATTATGAAACCGCGAAAAACAAAACGTATGCAGAGCTATTGTACAAGGAGGAGTAAATATGGCAGAAGAAAAAAAGATTGAGGGTTTTTCAAATATAAAATTTACGGCATCCGGTTTGCTGCTGGAAGCAAAATTGAAAACAGGTGTACCGCTGAAGATTACCCGTGCAGTTATCGGTACGGGGTATTTAGATGACGGTGAAGACGTAGCAAATTTGACGGCACTGAAATCTGAAATTGAATCGCATCAAACCGGAGTAACGTCATCATCTGCAACAGTTGATATTACAAATGTGTCTGTTGTGGCAGCCGGAATGACTAATTTGCGATTAAAAATAAAAAACGGCGATACACCGTTTTATCTGCGTGAAATCGGTATAATGGCACAAGACCCTGACTTGGGTGAAATTCTATATTTGTACACAAATTGCGGTAACGGCGCACAGGCATTCCCTGTGTTTGATGGTAGCAACCATGTGTACAGAACGATTGATTTTTTGAATATTATATCAAATGCGTCAGATATAAATGTGAATGTCACATTAAAAAATGAGGTTACTCGTGAAGATTTTGAAACACACCGAACTGTAACGGTATTAGACCACCCAGACGGTAGCGTCACATCTGAAAAATTGGCTGATGATTGTGTTACCACAGAAAAATTGGCAAGTGATATTCGTAGAAAATTTACAGACATAAATAGTAGCATTAATCAACTTAATTCGGCAATTAAGTTAATTAATACTGCTGTGTCAACTACCTATTTGAAATATTTCTTTAGTGCCCAAATGTCTGATTGTGATGATATTACAGATTGGGATTGCGCATCATATCAAGAATATCAAACTAATGGGTATTCAAGCAGCAGTGTTCTAAAATTAACCGATAAATCTGTTGTATTACCGACAAAAAGTGAGAATCCTATATTTTTTGTTTCATATTGTACCGATAATGATGATGAAATAGAAATTGTACAAGAATTGCTGTATAGCAATGGCAATAATTATGTGCGTAGAAAACAGTTGTGGTATTACACATCGGGTGTAACTGCAAAACCTAAATGGACAGAATGGATGTCCGGTGGCGCAATTCGTATTTTGGAAGGTGATGTATAATGGCAACGACAACAGAAAAAGGATTTCAAATACCGGGATATGCAGACAAGGCAGACGTTCCCGGAATGGTAAAAGACAATGTAGAAACTGCGGAAGAACATCTGAAAGCTATTTCAAAATCAATGTCAGACATATCATCTAATATTAATTCATTAGACAGTACACTGCAAATAATGAATGCACAGTTAGGCACAATGTCAGAGACTTTAGACGAAGTAAATGGCGTGACGGAGGAAACATCATGACGATTTGTGAAAAATTCAAATTAATGATGGCATCATTTGCGGATATTAAAGCGGCTATCATTGAAAAGGGTGTCACCGTTACAGGTGGATATTCGGAATATGCTAAAAATATACGCAAAATATATTCTGATGAAAATTACACACCAGAATATCAATATCCTACCGAAAAACCGCCGATAATGCAGTATTTAATTAATCTGTATAATCGTATAACATTCTGCTATGCGGTTAAGCAGGAAATACGACAGGCAATTATAGACGGCGGCGTTGATGTTCCTGATGATACCCCTTTTTCAGAATATGGCGATAAAATTCGTCAAATACAGCGTTTTGAGATTACGACAAGTAATTTGTATTTGGGCGAATATAAGACGGAATGTAGAGGACAATTAACTGCACAGGGCGGAAGTCC